ACTTTACCGGGTACAGATATGCAGATGGATATTAAAAAGTTAAGAGTTACTGACGTACCTACCGAATATGAAATAGGACAAATAAAAGGTTATAGTGGATTTACTGTAAACGAAGGTGAAGCTATGGTTGATAAAAAAATAATAAACAACACTTCATTTTCAGATAAATTAGTAACAAGAATAAAAGATAATGAGGGTATTGGTAAACAAGGTTTAAATACACCTTATCAATTAGAATACACAGTTAATGGTAAAAAAGTAAAAGAAGATTTTTATACTGTTGGTCATGGTCATAAACTTTCTAAAGATGCAGAAATTAGAGAATATAGTGATGAAGAAATAGAAAAATTTTTTGAAGAAGATATGAAAGCAGCGGATAAATCTGTTAAAAAATTAATAAAAGTTGCATCAATAGATAGAGAAGCATACGAAATATTAGTTGAAATGGCTTTTCAAATGGGTGGTCAAGGGTTAGCTGGATTTAAAAAAACAATCGCAGCAATAAATAAAGGTGATTATGAAGAAGCATCAAAACACATGCTTTATAATTACAATGAAAATGGAACTATAAAAGGAAAAACTCTTTGGCATCAACAAACAGGAAAAAGAGCTAAAAGATTAAGTGATTTAATGGCTCAAATTAAATAATATGAATTTAGGTTTTGGACTAAATGTAGATGAGACAGCACAAGAAACCGGTTATGACAAATACGAAGTAAGTTTATTTGAATCATTAGGTGCAGTTGCTGCTGATAACTGGAACTTTAACCCAGTTATGTCTTTATGGAATTATAGCGATTTAAGTGAAGCAAGAAATAAATCAAAATTTAGTAAAGAAAATATGGTTGATAGACTAGAACTAAATAAAGAATATGCAAAAATAGGATTATACTTTGAAGAAGATGAATATCAATCAGTTGTTGATATTATGGTTAGAGAAAAAAACGAAGAAAGAGCTAGACAAAATATTATGATGAGAGGACCAAAAGGTTCTTGGAATCCTTTATCCGGTGGATTTTATGTTGGTGCTGCAAAGTTTGCTACAGGATTAGCAACCAGCATGGTAGACCCAATAAATATAGCTGCTTCTTTTATACCTGTTTTTGGACAGACTAACTTTGCCAGACTTGTTGCTAGACAAGGTTTTACAAAAGCAAGAGCAGTAAGAGGTGCGGTAGAAGGAGCTGTTGGTGCAACACTTGTTGAGCCTATTGTTTATGGTGTGGCTCAATCTTTACAAGCTGATTATGATATGTACGATAGTTTTCTAAATGTTACATTTGGTACAGTATTAGGTAGTGGACTTCATGTAGGTGCAGGTAAATTAAAAGATATAAATACTCGTAGAAAATTTAATGAAAAAATTGCTGAAGGTAAAAGAATATTAGGAGATGATACAGAAACAGATATAGATATAAATTTATATAGAGAATATTATCCAGAAAATTCTCAAATTATGAAAGACCTAGAAGCTACTGATCCTAATACAAGAAAAATGTTACTACAAAAAGCTCTAGGTGATGCTTTACTAGATGATGCTATTGATGTAACTCCTATAGCAAATGCTGATCCAGTTTTAAGAAACTCATCAGATTCATCACCAAATCCAGATATTAGAACTACACCTAAACAATCAATAGATGATATAGAGTTAAAAAATTTAGAAGACAATATAGTTAATAGAAATGATGTTGAACAAGATGCAGAAATAGAAATATTACAAAGCCAACTAGAAGCTGTTAAAGAATCACAGAAAGATTTAAATTTACAATTTGAACAAGGAGATTCTGAAATAAAATTAAGAACAGAAGATTTAGATGAAGTTACTACAAAGAAAAAAGAACTAGATGAAGCAATTAAAGACGCAATTAACTGTGTCAATGGAAGATAATTATGTCAAATAAATGTTTAATAAGAGTAGAAAAATTATTAAAAAAATCTTCTATTCGTTCAGCTACAAAAGAAGAAATAATTAATCAAATTAAAATAGCACAAGCAGAAGCTAAATTAACATCTATTGATGAAGTTAATGTAGATAAAATTGCTAAAGATGTTTCAGAACAAATTAAAGCACAAAAAAAAATAGACAAAAGAAATGCTATTGAAAATGAAGTTAAAAACAGAAAGCTAACAGAATTTGTTTTAAAAAATTTTCCAGATAATCCAGAAGAAGGATTGATTGCAATAATGGTTGGTTCAAATAGAAGAGTTGAAGGTGCAAGATCCGCAGTTTCTGTACAACAAAACGCAAGTGTTAATCAATTAATAGCTGGGTTTAATGCAAAGTTAAGAGCAAATAATTTAGAAATAATGTTTAGAGATGGTTTGGAAGGTTTAACAGAAGCTGAAACACAAAGAAGAGTTACAAGAGCTATGTCAGAACTTGCTCAACAACAAACTATAATGGAAAAAAGAGCTGGAACAAAACCACCAGTTACAGAAAAAAATTCACAAATACGAAAACTAGCAGAAATTATGGAAGAATATTCTGAAACAATTAGACAAAGATTAAATGATAGAGGTGCTAACATTGCTAAAATGTGGGGTTACATTGTTAAACAATCACATGATCCTTATAATGTTAGAAACGCAGCAAAAACTTTAGGTAAAAATTTAGATGATATAAAAATTGATGAAAAGTTTGAAGGCACTGATGTTAATTATAATAAAAATTATAAAGTGTGGAAAGATTATGTTATGTTAAAAATAGATGCTGAAAGAACTTTTGCAAATACAGATAATGTAGATGAATTTTTACAACAAGTTTATAATACTTTAGTTGGCAATAAGTATCTGTTAGCTGATGGAGTAGCAAATACTTATGGAGCAAGAACTTCTAAAAACATAGCAAAAGATTCAAACTTTAAAAGAATATTACATTTTAAAACTGCAGATGATTGGTTTGATTATAATGATAAATTTGGTGTTGGTAATTTAAAAGAATCTTTTTTTTCTGGCTTACAAACTGCTGGAAGAAACATTGGTATGATAGATGCACTTGGTACTAAACCAAAAGAAAATTTTGAAAAAATTAGATTTGCTGTACAAAAAAGAATGGTTGATGATGGCAGAGGTGCTGCAGCAGAAAATATTTCAAGACCAGAACAATTTGAAAAATACATGAAAGTTATAGATGGTTCTATTTATACAGTAGCAGATTTTGGAGTAGCAAGATATTCTGCTATTGCAAGAGCTTTGGCTTCTATGGCTAAACTAGGTGGAGCCACTATTTCAGCAGCAGCAGATATAGGTATTTATGGTTCAGAAGTAAGATACCAAGGTAGAACTTTTTTAGGTGGTATGGCTGAAGCATTAGGTAGTTTATTAAGAATAAAAAATACAAAACAAAAAAAAGATATAGCACAAATGTTAGGCTTTATTGTTGATAACACTATTTACGATATGTCAGCTAGGCATCAAGTAGGAGATAATTTAAGTAAAGGTTGGTCTAATGCTCAAAGAACATTTTTTAAATATAACTTACTTTCTTGGTGGACTAATAGTTTAAAAGAAGGTGCGATGTTAGGTATGGCAAACTATTTTGCTAGACAAAAAAATATAGAATTTAAAAATTTAAACAAACAACTTCAAGATTTTTTTACACAATACAATATTGATTCTACTAAATGGGATGTCATTAGAAAAATTGCAATGGAAAAAGCAGATGATGGTATGGAATTTATTAATATTGGTATGTTAGATAAAATATCTGATACTGATATGAAAAAAATATTAAATGTAGAAAATTTAACACAAAGACAATTACAAATAGAAAAAGAAAAATTTAAAGCATCTGTATCTGGTATGTTATTAGACAGAACAATTTATGCAGTAATTGAACCAGATGCTAGATTAAAAGCAAATATGACTAGAGGTCATTTAGCAGGTACACCAGAAGGTGAAGCTATTAGATTTATGGGTCAATTTAAAGCATTTCCATTTGCAATAGTTACAAAAGTTTTGGGTAGAGAGCTATCTTATTTTAAAGGACCAAATAAAGATTATGGAAGAGGTTTTGTTGGTATAACAGCTTTAATGGTAACTTCTGCATTTATGGGTTATTTATCTATGACTATAAAAGATTTTTTAAGAGGTAAAGGAAGAAGAGAAATAAATAAAAAAACTATATTAGCTGCTCTTTTACAAGGTGGCGGACTAGGTATATATGGAGATGTTTTATTTAGAGAAACAAGAAATAGTGCTGAAATAGGTATGGCAGCATTTGGTCCAGTACCATTAACAGGATTTGATGTATTAGCTGCTATTAAATACGCTATGACCGGTGAAGGTGGTAAAGCTGCAAAAGAAACTTATAAAGCTATAGAGAAGAGTATACCTTTTTTAAATTTATTTTATATAAAGACTATATATGATTATATGATAGGTTATCAACTTGCTGAAACAATGAATCCCGGTGTATTAAAAAGAGTAGAAAAGAGAATGAAAAAGGATTATAACCAAGAATATTTATTTACAAAACCATCACAAAAGTTTAAAGGTTTTTAAGTTATGACAGTATCAACTACAATTATTAAAAATTCCCACAATGGTAATGGCAGTACCACTAACTTTGCCTATCAATTTAAAATTTTGCAGGACAGCGATTTAGTAGTAATTATTAGATCATCTACAGGAACAGAGACAACTAAAACTTTAACTACTCACTATACAGTAGCTGGTGCGGGTGATGCTAGTGGAGGTTCAATAACTTTCACATCTGGTAATACTCCGGCTTCTGGCGAGACAGTTGTTATAAGAAGGAATGTCCCGCAAACTCAAGCGATAGATTATATTGCTAATGATCCATTCCCTGCGGAGACACACGAAGAGGGTCTGGATCGTACAACTATGATTGCTCAACAAGTATCTGAAGCAACAGATAGATCAATCAAGTTATCACGAACAAACACTATGACATCTACAGAGTTTACTGTAGGTGCAACAGATAGAGCTAATAAACTTTTATCTTTTGATTCCTCTGGAGAACTTTCTGTTACTCAAGAACTAGGAACTTTTAAAGGTAATTGGGGTGCTTCTACTGCTTATCAAGTTAGAGATATTGTAAAAGATACCTCTACTAACAATATTTTTATTTGTATAACTGCTCACACATCTTCTGGATCGCAACCACTAACTTCTAACACAGATAGTGCCAAGTGGTCTTTATTAGTAGACGCAGCGAGTGCAACTACTTCAGCTAGTGCCGCAGCCACTTCTGCTACAGCAGCAGCTAATTCAGAAACTGCCGCAGCATCATCAGCTTCAACAGCTTCTACACAAGCAAGTAACGCATCAACTTCTGCATCAACCGCTTCTACAAAAGCTACTGAAGCAGCATCCTCTGCAACTTCTGCAGCAGCATCTTACGACAGTTTTGATGACAGATATTTAGGTGCAAAATCTTCAGCACCATCAACAGACAATGATGGAGATGCTTTAATAGATGGAGCATTATATTGGAACTCTACTTCTGATCAAATGTTTGCTTGGGATGGTTCAGCTTGGGTTGCAATTAAACCTACTTCATCTGAACAAACTAATATTAATGCAGTAGCCGCAGACGCAACTGACATAGGTGCAGTAGCAGGTAAAGCAACTGAAATTGGTTTATTAGGAACTTCAGCAAATATAACTGCTATGGGATTACTTGGTACTTCAGCAGTAGTTACTGACATGGGATTATTGGGTACATCAGCAGTTGTTACTGATATGGATTTACTAGGTACTTCTGCAAACGTAACTGCAATGGGTCATCTTGGTACTTCTGCAAATGTTACAGCTATGGGTTTATT